AAGGAGTCGTCGGCAGCGTCAGATGTGTATAAGAGACAGTCCATGGGCCTGTCCCTACTACTGCGGCACGTCAGGGCGATATGAAGACATGACGACGATGAGCTGCGTCAACACTTTCGTGGACGGCAGCGAGCGCTGGGAGCATCAGCTCCATGTATTCGTGCGCGAGGGCATTCAGATCACGCGGATCATTGATGACACGCTGGGCCCCAGCAACAACGTGATCGACCTGGCCCTCTATCTGATGGACAAGTCGGGCCGGATCCCGAGCACGCTGATCGACACTACGCAGATGCTGGCCGCGGCCAACTTCACCGAGACCAATGGGCTGCACTTCAATGGCGTGTTTCAGGAGAGCCTGAACCTGGATGAATGGCTGGAGCAGATCAGCAATGACTATCTGCTGCGCCTGGTGGAGCTGAACGGCAAGTTCGGATTCAGGCCGCGGCTGCCGGTGAATGCCAATCACACGATCAAAACCACTGCTGTTGGTTGGGATTACACATTCACTGAGGACCACCTGTTGCCGGATGGATTCGAGATCCAGTACATCCCGCTGGCGGATCGGATTCCAGTCACACTGCAGATGATGTGGCGGCAACAGCCAGAGTCAGACATCGGATTCCCGCGCACCACTGAGATCAGCTACAGCGGTGAGGCAACAGATGGCCCGTTCGAGCAGTATGACCTGAGCGGCTACTGCACAAGCGAAACGCACGCGGTAAAGGTTGGCGCCTACAGGCTGGCGCGGCGCAAATTCATCACGCACACGCTGCGGCTCAAGGTGCGGCCGGCGAATTACAACAGCCTGCTGACGCAGGGCGACATCGTGCGGGTGCGGCTGCGGCGGGAGACGGCACTCGCGGCGCTGGACTATCACGACTTCCTGTATGAGATCGAGCGCATTGAGAAGACTGCCAGCGGTGCCTGCATCTTTGACCTGACGCACTTCCCGATTGATGCCCAGGGCCGCAGCTTGGTGGCGCTTGAGGTGGCGGCTGCAACGGCGACTAATGTGGCGATCGCCTCAGGCCGCAGTGACTACAGCTGCGATGACAACTCATCAACACCTGGCACTGATGTGGGCAGCGGTGGCATCGATTTCCCAGCCTTTGATGACACGCCAGGGCTGGACGATACGACGGTTGACTTCGATGTGCCGACTGATGATGAATGGGCCACTGGTGGCTATCCACCGATCGGGCCTGATGTGAGCCAGCCTGCTGATGAGCCCAGTGGTGGGCAGACACCTATTGGCGGATGGGACAATCCAGCTGATCCCCTTGAGCAGCCGCTTGATGAGTCTGGCGTTGGCGTGATCACTGGCGGCACAGGCGCCGGTGGCGTACCGCAAACTGGTGACACGCTCTCAGTTGCAGACACTGATTTCACATGCGCTGGCCAAGTGTGCTGGAGCAAGATCAACAAAGACACTGGCGTTGAGACTGACATCTCCTGCCAGGACGAGCCGATCAGCGGCGCATGGTCGCTTTCGATTACCACAGACGAGATCGACCATTACATCGTTGCGGTTGGGCGATGCAAAGATCCATCTACCCCAGACGGATGGGGGCCGCCTCAATCGCTTGGCCAGACTGAAGCAGTTATTTCCGGCTGCCCCGAGAACGTGACAGGTTGCACGGAGGCTCTCACTGGCAGCATCCGCATCAATCATCGTCCAGATTGCGCAGTGGCATCTGGTCAATTAGTGGACAGTGCTGCCAAAAAGATTGTTTCTGGTCAGTTTGTGACTGTAGGCGGACAGAACAAGTTCCGTATTACCTGGATTGATCTAGACAACAGCACTAAGACGATTGAATACTTTGCTAGCTCTGGCAACAAAAACTGCGTTATAGGCACCTTGAACTCAGGCAGCACATGCGCCAAGGATTGCAGCTAAATCATGGCCACCTTCCCAGCGCTACAGCCCGCCTCTCGCACCTACACACCTGGCATCAATGCCAGCAGCGAGTTTGCTGTGCTTGATGGCTATGAAGCCAGTGTGCGTCACAGCAACGCCAGCGTGGCGCATCTGCTCCGCATGACATTTGTGGCGCTCACCGCAGCAGAGAAGTTCAACATCATCAGCCACTACGCCCTCCACGGCACCTTCGAGCCATTCGATTTGCCCAGCAGCCTGCTCACCGCCACCAACGTCACATTCCCCACCGGCTACCTGTGGCGCTACCTGTCGCCGCCACAGATCGATGAGACCTGCGACGTGATCAGCGCCACAGTGGAACTGCAGCTTCTGCCGCCGTACCTGGTATGACCGCCTTCCCATCCTTGGAGCCCAATTCCGTCAGCTATGACCTGGGCGGCCTGAACGTCTCAGCGGAGGAGACGCAGAACGGTGCGCCGGTGCTGTTCAGGCACAGCCTGCGGCAGAGCAATTTCAGGATCACGCTCACCTACACCAACCTCACGCAGACGCAGGTGGCGCTGATCCGCCAGCACTACATCGACTCAGCCGGCAGTCACCGCACGTTCACTGTGACGCCCTCACTCTGGAATGGCGCTGACCTGATACCTGCTGATGGCCTGTACCGCTATGGCGCAAAACCGGAGGAGGTTCAATCCGGTGTTTTCACCGATATCACGGTTGAGCTGGTGGCATTGATCGGCAACTTCCTGCTGTATGCCCTGACAGGTGAGCCCGCAGCCCTTGGTGCTGAAGAAGCCTTCACCTCGTACGCGATGACCGGCACTGCGCCATTCATCCTCGAGGCTGACGACGCCGATCCAGCTGTCGCAGCCACTCTTATCCTTCAGGCAGGTGGTGCCGAATCATGACCGCAACTACAATCCGCGTCCAGATGGCGCAGCGGAAAGATACCGCTGCTGGCTGGACTGCAGCCAATCCGATTCTTCTCTTAGGTGAGATCGGCTATGAGACCGACACCAAGAAGTTCAAGATCGGCGATGGCAGCACCAACTGGAACAGCTTGGCTTACTTGCCGATCCCTGATGGCAGCGGCAATCTGACCATCACCGGCAATCTTGAGATCGGTACCACTGGCAGCCTGACCTTTGAAGGCAGCACAGCAGATGGATTCGAGACCACGCTGGCCGTTACCAATCCAACAGCAGATCGCACGATCACGCTGCCTGATGTGACTGGCACTGTCGTCACGACGGGTGACACAGGAACAGTGACCAGCACGATGCTGGCTGATGGCACGATCGTCAATGCTGACATCAACGCCAGCGCTGAGATTGCGGTTAGCAAGTTGGCCAATGGCACCGCCAACCAGGTGCTGGTGACAGATGGCACTGATGTCAGTTGGTCTGACAACCTCACGCTCGCTGGTGATCTCACGGTCAATGGGACCACAACCACGATCAATACTCAGGATCTGCTGGTTGAGGACAAGAACATCATCATCGGCAACGTCGACACGCCGACTGATCTAACTGCTGATGGTGGTGGCATCACACTCAAGGGCAGCACCGATAAGACCATCAACTGGATCGATTCCACAGATGCCTGGACGCTGAGCGAAAACGTCAATATCGCCAGCGGCAAGGAATACCGGATTGATGGCACCAAGGTATTGGATGCCACCAGCCTGGGAAGCGCTGTCGTCAGCAGCAGCCTGACCAGTGTGGGCACCATTGCCACGGGAACATGGCAGGGCAGTGCGATTGATGCTGCCTATCTGGACAGCACGATCGTCACCACAGGAGACACGGGCACTGTCACCAGCACGATGATCGCTGATGGCACCATCGTTGATGGTGACGTGAACGAGAGCGCCGCGATTGCCGGCACGAAGATCAGCCCCAACTTCGGCAGCCAGAACGTCACCACCACAGGCACCGCAACAGCTGCAGCGCTGATCCCCACCAGCAGCAGCGTCCCTACCAACGGGGTTTATCTGCCTTCCGCAAACAACGTAGCCATCTCGACTAATGGCACTGGGCGGTTGTTTGTTGATGCAAATGGCTTTGTTAATCACGCGCCGGGAGGTGGCACATCATCAACATATCTTAAATCGTCCACTGATGGCGAAAGTTATGTGCTTAGCTCGCAGATAGACGGTTTAGGCAGCACTAACATTGTTTTCAAAACACAGAATTCAGGCTCACTCGGAGAACGCCTCCGTATCACATCGGACGGGAAACTAGGTCTGGGGACTAGTTCCCCAGAGACAACATTTCAAATCGGCAATGGAAATGCAGGCGGTAGCGCTACCCATAAAGGCAACCTTCAACTCAATGAGGTAGTTCTTGGTCTGACCTCAAATGGCGGGCTTGAGTTCAAGACGTCAGACTTTGGCAGTGGTTACGGTTGGCGAACGGTAGGTCTTGCTGCAGCAGGTAATCCACTCGTATTCGCAAATAGAGCCAATTCTGCGACGTGGACTGAGAGACTGCGTATAGACGACCAAGGCCGCGTAGGGATTGGCACTACGAGTCCTAACGCGCCTCTTTGTGTTAATGGACTTCCTCCTCAAGCGGGAATCATATCTGCCGTGGCTGCCAGTGGCGGCAGATCTCTAGCGTTGTCTGACAACATCAACTGTTCTCTTTATGTGACGCATCTTGCGGGTGGCGCTTTGTTGGGCACGGATGGCGGCAATGCTATACGTTTTGCTACCAATGGATTTGGATCTTCAGACGAACGCGCCCGCATCGACAGCTCCGGCAGGCTCTTAGTTGGCGCGTCATCCGACTCTGGCGGCGCACTCTTACAGGTGAACGGTGATCGAGTTAGAAT